GCTGCAGCACCAGGGGTAATGTTTCTTGAGACTTTAAAGTCTAAGCAATTTTACTCCTTGCCATACGTGTATAAAGGAGCTGGCGCTTTAGCACCTAAGCTGATCAAGAAAAAATACAGAGGCTACGAGAGGCTTCAACATCTTCTCGAAACAGTCGATTTCCGCAGCAGTCATGTGGCGGTTTTCGATTACCCGATTGATGAATCAGTTGAGCTTGACGTACTAATGCGAATTGGGCTCAAATGTCAAATGCTTGTCACTAAGTTCGATGCTTACAACCCTTTCATTGTAAGCAAAGAATTTGACCAATTCATCAATGCTTTTGGGTTCAAACAATTCGCTATGATGGACGATAGTAAGCTTCAGTCCGGAGAAATTTATTGCATACTTAAACCAACTGCAATTAAACCGGGTATACAGAAGCTGAATCCAGACCATCTCTTGATCCCAAAGGAGGAGGAAATCGTTAAGCACAGACTGGATAAGTTGGACAAGATGAAAGGGGACGAGTACGTAGCGCAAGCCGGCAAAGACGAGATGGTCGATGCCGTCATGAAAAGTGAACTCGTACTAGATATTGACCGAGACTCGGTCATTAATTTCATCGATACACAACGCATCTGTGAGGACTTGCAAGGTCTTCCAGATGATAAATGTCCAGTCGTTTACCGGGATTTCATCCGCTACCTTGATGCGTACTTGACCTCTAGCAGCGCCAACTGTGGCTTTAAAGCATTTATTGGTGTTGCTGGTTCAGCCAAGTCGCAGGTGATCAAGAATAATCTGGCACTAGATGATTACGTCATATGTCCTTTGAGGACCAAAGACAATGATGTGATCACCTATATAACGTTCATCGAAAAGTTGCTCCGTGGTCAACTTAAAATAAAACCGAGGCGCGTGTATCTTGACGAAGTGTACGCTTGTCACCCTAGTTATATCGCAATACTACTCATGCTAAGAGATGCAGGTATTATTGGGCAGGTATTTGCCATGGGTGATCACAAGCAGATTGGCTATTACAAGCTGTACAACGACGGAACAGAGATTACAACGAAGAAACTGGACTATACTTTAGCCAGTAAGCGCGTGCCCAAAGCAGTTGCTAGGATGATAGCTAAGAACTACATCCCTGGCTTCACTACGGAAAACAAGGCTGAAGGTGAGTACAAGATCACTGATAAGATGGAAGAAAAGAATCAATGGATATGCTTCACGCAGGATGCCAAGAAATTCCTGACTGATAATGGCAAGAATGCCATCACTGCTCACGAATCACAGAGTTTTACGTTTTCAGACGTTACAATCTATGCCAGTGACATTACAGCGATCACCCAAAGTGAACGCGTGAGATATGTTTATACTGCTTTAAGTAGGAGTACGAACAGGGTCGTAATGTATGGCAAAGACACGGCGGAAGTTAATGTATTGCTCAGTATTATGGGTAGCAACGTCGAGGAGTTATTGAATCATGCTGGTGTACCAGTGATTAATGATGGCCACATTATCAAAACTGATTTTGTAGAATATGTTGATAGTGGATTGAAAGACATGTTAGCCCAACCTACCATGACCACTACGACTGAGGGTGTTGAGGACATATTGCAGCAATGCATTGTGCCCACCAACGCTCGACAGGACGTCAACGAAGTTGAAGTCAAGCCGGCTGTTGTTGTCCCAGTCAAGGCACCAATCAAGATATCCCCAGAACATCTGATGAAGAAGGACTTCGAACGTAAGGGTAAACGATTGGGTAAAGTCAATTACGCAATGATATATGATTCCAAGGATTCATTTGGTACGCTGAACACGATGATCAAACGCTATGGTCAATGGAAGTTTATGCCGAAACAACTGAAGAAGTTGGTGAAAGGTCTTGAACAGTTTATTGATATGGAGAAATTCAACACAATGAAGCCCAGTAAGGACGTCATATACAAAAACGCAGTTGACTACCTAATCGATCTCCAGAAGAAGATCAATTTGGATGATCCGGTCTTAACAACACTGAAAGACGCATTAATGATGGATGATCAGCCTCCTGAAATCGTCTTAAGTGCCGAGGATGACGCAATAAGAACGGCAAAGATCGAACTCAAGCAACAGTATATGGGGATGATTGACACTTGGGTCAATTCACTGTCGACTAAAGCCAAGAGCTTAGCCGAGCTTGAGAAAACGTGGCATGACAAATTTACGTCGGTCGTGTCATTTATCATGAAGAAACAAGAAAAACATATCCTTACTCACGGCAAGGATTCTGACTACAAAGCTGGTCAAGGTGTTTCTGCATGGAGCAAAGCCCTCAACATCATGTTTTCCGGATACTCGCGTACTCTTAAGCACATGTTGTTTGAATGTAAGCGTGAAAACGTCTTACTGGCTTATAACAAATCAGACCGTGAGATTGGTGAGTTCTTCCAGAAATATGGCGCGCTGTACAACAAGTTCGTCAAAACTGCTAATGATTTTGGTGAAATGGATACATCACATGGCGAATCTTCGATTGGTGTCGAATTGATTCTGTTGCACGCCATGGGTGCACCACATCAAATTTGCAGCCTTTACTGGGAGATGCGTAGTGCTTGGGTGATGAGTTACCTGAGCAGTCAAGGAATAACTGACCTACGCGGGCTAGAACAACAACACTCTGGCCAACCATTAACAATTGACAGCAATACGATACTCAACATGGCCGCATCCGGAATGGCCATTGATTATGGTGAAATAATTTATGCAGCGTTTAAAGGTGATGATTCATTGGTACAGTCTACTCGTAGTGTTGAAAGGATGGGTTCTAAAGCCCAACTTTGGAAAGAGTTAGGCTATGTCTTTAAACTTGAGAGACCAATGGTCCCTGAATTCATTGCAAATATTGTTACGCCATACGGGTTTTTCCCGGACGTATTGCGTCGAGTAACTAAGGTTTTGACTAAAACGTATGAAGATGTTGAATCATGGGAGGAATCGAGGAAAAACATTTATGAATCAATTCGTGTAGTATCTGGTCCGGAATCATTCGGCGCTGGCTTATACTGTGCTAGTATTCATTACACAGAAAAGAACATTGTCATTAGTCCGACACAAGTTCAGTATGTGTATGAATATCTAAAGCAGCTTGCCCAGGTAGAGTTTCTGGAGTTACCAGCGTATAACGTTGATCTCCAGATGACCACTTACACAGATAAATTCATTAAAAATGTACAATAACCCGGTTCCCACCTTTTTGTTAAAATAAAACATCAATAATCAGCCAACTTCATACTTATTAATAAGCAACAGAAATAGAGACAATAATGTCTGAATCTACTGAGAAAGAGGTCGAGGTCAAGTATCTATCTAAGATCATGCACCCACCACCAAAAGGGGAAGCTAACACCGTATACCCTGGCGTACCAGACGGTACAACCTTCAATCAGCTGCACTTTCCGCTTACGGCACTTGAGACCGAGATAACCCCCTTGTTTGTTTCATACAAGGACGGCGTAACAACAACCAATTTCGGGACCAAGCTACTGATACTATCTGGTAGTGGTGCCAAAAATGACAGCTGGGTCTTTGTCAAGGGCCCACTTGGCGGTTGGATACAACCACGTAACAATGCCAACAACGGAGTTGTACAGAAATGCGTAGCAGCAGTTAAGAATGGAGGTTACAGATTCGAAAACTGGAGTCAGGACGTCGCCCAACATCGCACAACTTATAAGTCTAAGACCATTTATGAGAATGCGAATGCTAATAACTACAACGGCATGATAACCCATGCTCAATGGCATCCAACTATCGTTAGATCCACAGTTCTATCTCAGTTCAGAGAAAATCCGAAACGCTTCATAAGCATGGTCAGGAACACTCCTGGCTTTAGAGTGCAATATGAACGCTTTTTCAGGAAACCATGGACTTTGAGAGGGCTTTACAAGGAAAACAGAACCTTGTTCGCTGATAAGGTCACCAGCAATTCTAAGCTGATGGCTCTTGTTCAGTGGACAGCACCTAAGAACTCAGGTGTTCGGGAATGGATTCTACGTACAACCCACATTGATGAACTGTCGCTCACTGACGAGATTTTGGACGCTGAGCATTCGGATAGCGAGCTATTGTCGTCTGGCGACGCCACGACTCCAATGGAGAATACCGTCTTCAATCAGAAGATGTTGCAGCTTATGGAAGCTAAACTGGATCATACTGAACATCCACTTACCGGCGAAAGCTGGTACTTTGATATTCAAATACTGCAATTTGGCGAGGTGCCAAGGTTAACCACCACAGTTGAAACCACCTATAAAACGGGTAGTATCGTTGTGAGTGGAACCGGCACTACTGGAATTTTTCCAGAAACCCCAACTGATCTTCAAACCATCAGTCCGTCAACTGCAGTCTCGTGGCTGAGCAATCAAGGTATCTTTTCGGTCCAGAGACCAAAAGACTTTGTTGATCAATCATGGGACATTGTATCAGATTTGAAAAGCTCACAATCTGGAACACCGTATTTAAATGGTCAAGCTATCAGCTACTATGAGGCGGTCGATTACACCACCAAAGACATCGACACTTTTCTGCTCTACTCTGATAATGATTATACGCCGGGAGGAGATTATTTATCCGCACAAGACACTCCGTGGAACAATCTCTCATGGTCTATGACCCTGATCTCCGCAACAATCGAATCACAGTACGCCACTTTGTCTGGACCTCCAAAGTTCACGATTAAAGGCTACACTGGCTTCGACTTAGAACCGCAAACACAGAGCTCATTGAGAGCATTGGCAACAAAGTTCCCAATGAGCCACTTGTCAATACTGGAGAAGGCGCATAATTTGTTTGCAATGATGCCAGACGCAATGCCTGCATCAGCAAACGATCTTGGTACCTTCCTCGGTCTTGGCATACAACTCGCACCAAAAGTTTTCTCGGTCATCAAGAATTTGTTCTCAAAGAAAGGTGATCGAGAAGCTGGTAAGCGAGCTGTTGGTACC